TATGGAACTACCTTTGGATCCGATCAAGGCACCAATCCCGATGGATCAGCAACTGCTGGACAAAGTTATGGCATGTGGTGTGTTCCACCGGATGTGGGAAATAAAGTATTAGTTACATTTATTGCCGGCGACATGCGCCGTGGATATTGGTTTGCCTGCGTATACAATAGTCCTAATCATCATATGGTTCCCGGCATTGGTCGAAATATTGGTGGCTCGGCACACACAAAACCCACAGGTGCTGGCGAAGTTGATCAATACCTCTCAAGTGATAGTGTATTACCAGTTGGTGAATACAGTATTTCTAATAGTACAGCATTTAATTCTGACGGCCTGGTTAATACTCCTCGCTATGCACACCCGTCTGCGTCAATGAGTTATGTTACTCAAGGTTTAGATAGAGATCCCGTCCGTGGTGCTATTAGTAGCAGTAGTATGCGCGAAGCACCAAGCAACGTTTATGGTATTAGTACCCCAGGTCGCAAAGGTACTTCTAGTGATCAAGTTCCGGGTGATCCAGATGTGGTATTTTATCGCAGTGGCGGTCATAGTTTTGTTATGGACGACGGGTCGGCAGCTGATGGAACAGATCAACTAATAAGATTACGTACCAGTGGTGGACATCAAATTCTAATGAATGACACTGAAGATATACTATACGTTGGTAGTCAAAGCGGTAGTCACTGGTTAGAGTTTAGTAAAAACGGCTCAATCAATATATTTTCAGCAGGCGGATTTAATCTACGTACATCAGGGGTACTAAATCTACACTCTGACGTTTCTATTAATATGAATGCCCCGCATATTGCTCTTAACGCTGTTCCTAACATAGCCGGAGTAACTGGAAAAAATTTATCAGTTGGATCAGCATTGGGTGTTATTCCAAGTATCAGTTTGAATTCACTTGGTACTGTAAGTACTAGTTCAATACTGGCAACTAGTGTAAAAGCCGACGGTATGGTTAATATCAGTGCTCTTGGTGCAGTTAACGTAGCCGCCGGCGCTTTACTAAAGATGAATGCCGCTGGCGGAGCATCTTTATCGGCACTTGGTGCTGTTAGTATTGGCGCTGCCGGCCTGTTGGCACTCGATGGAGGCACGCTTGAATTAAACTGTGGAAAACCGGTAGCAAGTTTACCGGCAATAATCCCGCAGGTTCCCCCAATACCAAATATGTTACCTGATACAATCTGGGGTGGATCTGGATGGTTAGCCGGCGGCAGTAAGATTACTACAATGTGTTCCGTAGCACCAGCGCATGAGCCATGGGATCGTGCATCAGGCGCTGGCGGTAGTGCATTAAACTTAGGAATAGGCGTGGCCAATATGGCCACTAGCGGATAAACAATGTTACAAAATATTGGACCACAACAAGCCAGCACACAAGGTATTCAAACTCCGTTACCTATCAGCTGGCTTGGTCGTGCTGATGCTCCACCTACACTTCCTGCTTCAGCAGATATCTATAGATTAACCGGCACAGAAGTACAAAATTTATTAGCGCAGATCGGGTACGATCAAAGTCAATGGGATTACTCTAAGATTGGCACCAATAACCAACTTGGGCGTTATCAGTTTACTACACAAACATTAGAAAACTATGGCCTACTGGCCGCAGGATCAAACTCACACTATGGTACTGACTGTATAAACTATAAAAATTGTTGGCGTCCTATTACTATTAAAGGCTCTAACTCTTATAGTAGTTACAACTATAATGTCACTAGCCTTTCAGCGTTTTTGTCTAGTGTAGCGGGACAAGAACATCTGGCATACCAGATTGTATACGATACTTACAATAAACTGGTTAAAAATGGCAGTATACAAGACGCCGACACAGCCGATGTAGTTGCTGGCATGATCTATGTTGGTTGGACATTAGGTCCGGGCGTAACTCCAACTAACACTAATATTTCTGGTACAGGTGCTTATGCCTGGCGTTACTCCGGAGTGGGTGATGGTGCTAACTCTTATAACAGCGGACGTTATGCACTTGGAGTATTAGGACTAGCAAACATACCAGTAACTAAAACAGTTATAGCTAATAACTTTTTAAGTATAAACGGTATAGGTCAAGATGGAACACCAACAAGCCTGATAGTGCCGCTAACTGGTCCAGTAACCACAAATGCTATTGTTAATGCTGTAACTTCATCGGCCGCACAGTTAGCGCCAATGGCAACAATGACATCATTGGCAGTACATGCGGCAGATTCGTCAACGGGAGCAACTGTTACTATACCTAGTTCAATAAGTTTAGCACAGGGTACAACTACATCATCTCAATTAAATCAACAGTTACAATCGTCTGGTACAAGTTCAGTGGGTAGTGTTGTTGGTACACTAGCAACCGGTATTACTGGAGCAGTAGCACAGGGACTTGGACCGGCCGGTACAAGTGTTATTGGATTAGCCGCTAGTGCTATTGCAAACCCAAGTCAAACATTAAAGACCGTAGAAAATATGGCAACAGCATTGGCACTTGGCATTGGGATAAATCAAATTAATCAATCTTTTTCGTCTGGCGTGAATGGGATATACAGTATTAGTCAGTTAGCATTTAATACATTAAATATAGCCGCTGGTGAACTAATAACCAATATACAGGCCGGCTCAATAACTACCAGTCCCGGCAACTCTGTAAACTAATAAATACTATTATGACCATTACATATCGCGGATTTAGTACACTCAACAGCGCAAAGAAATATTCTTTGACTGATTTTGAGCTGGCTCAACAAGACCTAATCAACTACTTTAGTCTACGCAAAGGACAAAAGTTAATGAATCCCACCTTTGGTACTATTATATGGGACATGCTGTTTGAACCACTAGATGAAGCAACACAAGAAATAATCACACAAGACATTAAAAAAATAGTTGCGTATGATCCACGCTTGCAAGTTGGTCAAGTGGCTATTACACAAAAAGATACTGGATTTTTAGTACAGTTAACTTTGTCATACGTTCCTACCAATCAAACATCAACTATTGAGTTAAATTTTAACAAAAATAGTCAAACACTTTCTGCATCTTAATACCTTGAATTAACTACACATATTATTCCGCCTGATAAATACTTGATATAGGTAATATAGGCAAACAATAATATGGCACAAACCACACGTCAGACCAGTTTATTAGTTCAGCAAGACTGGACTAAAGTATATCAAGCGTTTACCAACGCTGACTTTACCAGCTACGACTTTGAGACTCTGCGTAACAGCATGATCAACTACATCAAAGTCTATTACCCAGAAACATTCAATGACTTCCTAGAATCCAGTGAATATCTAGCACTCATTGACATGATTGCCTTTTTAGGTCAAAGTCTTGCTTTTCGTACAGACTTAAATGCTCGTGAAAACTTTATTGACACAGCACAGCGTAGAGATAGTATTCTTAAACTGGCACGTATGTTAAGTTACAATCCAAGCCGTACCACAGCGGCTTCGGGATTATTAAAGTTTGACTCAGTTAAAACAACTGAAAGTGTTATTGACAGCGCCGGTATTAATCTGGCTAATGCTACAATACACTGGAACGATTTGACTAATGATAACTGGTTAGAACAGTTTACTGCGGTTATCAATGCCAGTTTAATTTCTAGTCAAAATATTGGTAAACCTGGCAATAGTCAACAGATTAACAATATTCAAACTGACGAATATAGTATTGCTATCAATCCGAACTTATTGCCAACTGCACCTTTTACAGTTAACATCCAAGGTAACCCTACTAGCTTTGAAGCAGTAAGTGGAACTAGCGTCGGTGAAACATATATCTATGAAGATGATCCAACTAAAACAGGTCAGTTCAATATACTTTATCGTAATGACAACAACGGTAATGGTAGTAACAATACTGGATTCTTTGTTTACTTTAAACAAGGATCGTTATCGGCTACCAAATTTAATATTACCAATGCGATCCCAAACAACTTTGTTCCTATTAACTCAAACAACATTACCAACACAGACCAATGGTTATATAGTTTAAATGTCAATGGTGGACCGCAAACTAAATGGACACAAGTTCCTGCATTACCAGGATCCAATG